CTTGAGGAAGGCCGCCGCGTGCTTGCCCTTGCCGCTGCCACCCGTGAAGTTTATGAGAAAGCTGGCACCAAAATACCCCGTATCCATGAGATTCCCCGTCCTGTGGACACTCTAACCAGTCTCATCAATAAATGCACCAACAGGGACGAACTGTCGGCTGTATGGGGTGCTAATCAAGACATTTGGACTGCTGAACACACCCAATTGGGGTTAGCGAAAATGTCCTCATTCAACCAGTAGCTTGACACGTGGACGTGCCAGAGTCATAATGGTGAACGTATCCGGCTACGGAACTTGAACCGGTTACCTGCAACATCAACTTTTCTCTTCATCTTTCCCGCCACCAAAGCTAGTTCCGCTTTTCTCTCCTTACACCGCATGTGAATACGTGACTCTGGGATAAAGCCCCTTTGGTTAGCGAGACGGTGAAGACCAATCGCCACCGGAAGGGGCTTTTCTCATGACCAATCCATACCAGCAGGGATTCCAACAGCCAGCAGCACCCGCTGCACAGCCGGGATACAACCCAGCTACCGACCCCAACAACCCCCTGTTGAACCAACAGCCCCCTGCACAGGCACCGGTTCAACCGCAAACCCCCGCTGCTCCACAGGCACAAACCCCGCCGCCCGCAACCAACGGCATGGCAACCCCCAGCGGGGCTATCGGAAACCCCGCCGATATGTTCGCCACCGGCACAACCACAGGAAGTGGCCACAAGCTTACCGACGATGAAGGCGCATGTGTCCTTGTCAAGGCACAAAAAGTGCGGCAAATGATCGCCACACAGTACGGGGAAAGTGAAGCTGTACAGGCGTCGTGGGTGGTCCTTGATGGTCCTAACGCAGGGGCTGTGCGCAATGACTCCCTGATTTTCCAGCGCTTCATCGTCAACAGCTTGACCTCTAACTTCGACAGCGGTCGCCCCTTCACTGTGGGTGTGATATTCCGCGATCAAGCACTGGCAAAGAAGGGACAGTCAGCCCCCGTCGTACTGGCACACCCCACTGATGAACAGCTGCAAGCAGCCATGGCCGCCGCTAAGCAACAAGGGTGGCTGTAAGCGTCATGACCAGCAACAACTTTCCCACCGTCGTGGTGGACGCCTCCCGATCCTCGGACGGCATTGTTCCAGCGCTCCACCACACCCACAGCGATGATGTGGGGCTTGACCTGCGATGCGCTGAGAATGACATCATGATCTTCCCCCATGATCACGTGCTTGTAGAAACTGGGTGGAAGGTCACCATTCCAGCCAACCACGTGGGGCTTGTGTGCCCTCGTAGTGGACTGGCAGCTGAAAAGGGCGTGACCGTCCTCAATGCGCCGGGGATCATTGACCCCGGCTACTCTGGCCAGGTCAAGGTAATCCTGCACAATCCCACTGAGGAAACGGTCACCATCTCCACCGGTAGCCGCATTGCTCAATTGGTGGTGGTGCCCTGCATCAAGCCGGTGCACTTTGAGGTGACCGACGCCGTGCCAAAGCAGGATAGTCTGCTTGCGGAGGTGCCACGCGGGGCTAAAGGATTTGGGAGCACGGGAAGGTGACCAGCGATGCGATCAATCCCAGCCACTACAAAACGCACCCGGTCTTTGGTGATCTTGAGTGTGTCGATGTCACTAGCCGCCTTGGCTTTTTGCGCGGCAATGCGATCAAGTATTTGTGGCGTCTGGGTCGGAAAGACTCTGCTAGCCAGGACGCTCACAAAGCCTTGTGGTACATCGACCGGCTGGCTGGCTCTTATACGGCACCCAGTGAGTCCCCCGGGGTTAGTCACGTTCACGCCACCACAATCAAAGACAGCGAGTTACTTAGCCGCCTTACACCTACTCACAAGGTGGATTTAGTGCAGTGGGCCGTGATCGGAACCGACAACAACGAATCGCTAGATGAAGCAGCCGCGCTGTTGATCCACCATCTTGCCACCAGCGGAAAGCAGAGTGGAGCACGTGAAGCCGCTTTGTTTATGCGGCTGATTATGACCAAATACAAACTGTGGTAACATAGTCAGCACCAAACACGAAAAACCCCCTCACCATGGAACTAAGTTCTACGGTGAGGGGGTTTTTAACTTTCCCGCCGTCCCTGTACCTGAAAGGGACATGCTTACTTTATCACAGTACAGTTACGTCACTGTGACGGGTGTTCCCACTGCACAGCTGCTGCTGCGATGGGGGATATGGACGGTGGGCCGGGCGGGTCTGGGAAGGCAATCAGCACTTCCCTGAGTGCAACGCGCACACTCCCATTGATCTCAGCCTCTTCTTGCAGCTTCTCAATAGTGGCCCACTGCTGTGTAAGCCGTGTATTGAGCTGGTCGATTTGGGCTTGTTGCTGTTCAAGCAGTATGGAGGTTGCGCGCTCTGCTCTATCCAATTTGCTTTCGGCGTATTCAGCGTCGCGCTTCGACCGTTCGGCCTCGCGCTCTGCTCTATCCGCGTGAGCTTTGAATGTGGCAGAGACAAGTGTGACCACCCCTCCACAGACAGCGGAGACACAGCCAATCAGTGCAATGATGATTCCATCAGAGAAAAGGGGCATGATGTGACCCTTCTTCCTTTTAGCTGCTCATTGCGGCCATGTCACGCAGAATGTCTACCGCACTAGGTACGGTGTGGTGACGCCATGGAGCCGGGGTGAGGGTGCCGTCTTCATCAGTGAGCGTGTGACGGCCACCGCCGGTGTGGGTGGATTCATTGATCAAGTCAATGACCGTTTCAATGTCCACAACAGGGCGGCGATCGTCACTGTCCTTGTTGGTGCGCACCGCGGCCATGCCACCCACAGCGGCCACGATGATGGAGACTAGCGGGGCCAGTTCCCCACCCAGCCGGTCGATGGTAGACGGGTCCACGATGCCAAAGGCCACTAGGACAAGGCCAAAGATTGATGCAGCCGCGTAGCATACCTTGCGGATATACCACGGGGTAATGAGCTTACCCAGCTCTTTCATGGTGTACTCCTCACTTAGCCGGGCGCTGTTTGCGCCCGTTGTCAATGTCGATTTCGTCCTGAATGAACTTATCGACGTCCACACCCTGCAGCTGCAAGGTGAGGCGCAACATTTTGTGCACCTCCCACAGGGTGCGGTCCTGGATACGAAAAAATGGTTCGGCCTCAAAAGTCTTGGACTCATTGACCGCGCTTTGAATACGCATCGATTCAAGTTCCTTAATGTCCTTGTCACCAGCAGGAATACCGGTGAACAGCTCGTGCAGTTCTTCCCGTGTGCCGCGGAAAACACCCGCGTCGATACCGCGATCATGCCACGCTACATTGGCACTAGATGTGAACTGCCAGATAGCAACGTCCAACCCGCCGTAGCCCTGCCAACCCGCATCACCGCTGCGTTCGTAGATGGTGCTGGCAAAATCAACATTGTTATCGGGGTACCAGCTGTTCCACAGTGGGGGTAACCCATCAAGCTGTGGACGGCCCAACCGGTCACGCCAATACCACGACGGCATGTAGGTGAGGAAGACGCGATACCCGCGCGCTTCGATAGCGTCCTTCACCCGGTGGAAATGACCAACGTCATGACCGCTACCATCCTCAATGTCCAAGGCCACAGGCAGGGAGGTGTCCCCACCCACCACCTCGTGCAGGGTATCGGCGTGTTCATCTGGGCTAGCGTCATTGACCACGTAGCAGTACACGGCCACTTCTAGCCCCGCTGCACGCGCGGCGTCGATGTGGCGGCGACAGAAACGGTCACGCCATGTTCCCTCATTGGCCTTGATGATCACCCACTCAAAACCTTCACGCTTGACTTGTGCCAAGTCAATATCGGGCTGGTGGTTGGAGATATCGATGCCGTAAATGACCTCGCTCATAGTCTCCTCCCTTGGGGGATTAGTCACTGTGACGGGTGCTCCACCCGGCCACACCGCCCCGGCTAGCACCGTAGCAATGGGGTCTAGCCGGTCTGGTCCCGGCTGCGACCACACGAAACGGTGCCATTCAAAATGAAGGTGGGGCGCTACCCCACCATTGGTGGAGGAATCAGGATTGATCCGCGCGATGCGGTCCCCCTCATTCACCCACTGGCCGGGTACAACCTCTGGCACCGTGTGGCCATAGACGCTGTACCCACCGCCTACCTCTGTGGGGTGGTCAATGGTCACCCACATGCCAAAACCAGATGCACCGCCCGCGTATTGGACGGTGCCTGATTTGACGGCAAAGACCGGATAGCCACCGCTGCCACCATCGTGGCCAAAGTCTGTGCCCCAATGCATACCGGCCCATTCACCATCACGATTCCCGAACGGGGAGGTCACACTGAAGCCCTGCTCTACAGGCATGGTTGCCATTTATCGCAACCTCCTATCCGAACTCTTGCGGGGTCATGTACTCACCCAGCCGCCGCACCCATTGGATTTCCTCACGCAAAATGTCCTTGTCAGGGGCATTATCCCACGGGTTGTTCCATTCCGACTCGCTGCCTAGTTCACCGGTGAAGGTGTCCGACGTCAACCAGATTTGACCGACGTTCGACACGCTGGCACGTCGCAGCACCTGTTTGGCCTGTTCAACATCATTGACGTTGTGCACCGCGTGCCAGAACCGCAAGGGGTTTTGACCACGGTAGTGGCCGGGGCAAATGGTTTCGTCATCAATGTAGCGCTGTGCTGACTGTTCAAAGGCCATGATGGTATCAGCCGCGCCTAGCATTCCCTCCACGGTGTTGCCGCCGGGATTAGCGACAATGTAGAACGCGGGGCCGTACTTCTTGCGGAGTTCCTGGTACAGAGTGACATACCCCTGCACCTTCGACTCTTGAGCACCCCAACCATTGACAGCCTCATCAAGGAACACGCCGTGAATCCTGTTGCGGCCATAGTAGCTGATGAACTGGTCAATTTCCTTGATGATCTCAGAGTGCGCACGGCCACCCCACTGGGTGAGAACATAGGCGATGTTGACCATTCCCATGTTGGCTGTTGCTGTCAAAGTCAACTCATAGTCATTTTCCTTCTTATCGCCAACGCCGCTGTGTGGGTTAGCGATGAAGGGACCAGCAATATCAGGGTTGTGCAGGTAGTTTGCCGTCACATCACGGGCATGTTCGATAGCCTCCCAGTACTTTGGCCATGAGTAGGTGACCGGGGCCAGGCGCCGCGATCCACGCGTCCACAGGTTGAACGGGTGAATGTCCTTACCTGGGATCGGCCCCTCACGGGTTTCCAGTGCCTTGATCAACGCACTGGGTGTGCCGCCAGCCGCCGGGGGTGCCGCCTGTACCGCTTTGAGATGTTCGGCCAACTTACCCATCTGGGTTTCCAGCTGCTTGATCTTCTCAGTGTCAGCCGGTGCGGGTGTGGGGTTTGCAGGGGCCGGGGCGGGCTTCTCCTCAAGGGTGCCTACCCGTTTCACCATCTCATCGTACTTGCGTTGCAAGTCCAAGACCGTTGTGCGGAGGTTGTTCCACATGTCGATGGTCACGACAATATCGGGCTTAGATGGGTTAAAGTTCCCGTTCTTGACGAACTCACCCAGCAAAGAACCCGGCTGTGCCATGTTCCATGCAAAGATATTGCCACCAACTTGATCACGCCGCGTGCCGTCACGCAGCACTACCTTGATCATGTGGGTACATTGGCTATCAATGTTGGTCTTGCGGTAGGAATTACCCGTGGCCACACAGTCATTGGGGTCTTCAAATGCAACCGCCGCCCACTCTTTGGGGCCGTCCTTCGGGGGACGTTTGACGTTCTCAAGGCCAACGTTAGAGATTAGGTTGTCGCTCACCACGGTGCCGTTACCGGAACATGCGATACCGTGATTCCACGCCTCACCAATGACGTTGTTGGACACTACAGAGTACCCACCAACGCTGATGCCGTTGTCCTTAGACACAGGCAACTGGTTCCCAATGATGGACGTGTATTCACAGCCAGACGTAAACCCAATTGGCTCAAACGCGATGGACATGTTTTCAGCCATGACCACCATGTTTCCACTCACCATAGTGAACTTTGGTTCACCCAGCCGCTGTGCTTGAGGGAACGCATTGCTGGTGGTATGGGTGCCGTTGATGCCCATACCACAGCTCACGCCGCGAATGCGGTTGTTCAGCACCTGATTTCGCAGCGACTCATCTTTGATGGTGATGCCGTGGCCCGTGGCAAGGGTGGTGCCAGCCGGTGCCTGAACCAACCCCGCGCCGTCGATGTCACACTGAATAACGCGACAATCGGACGAACCAACACCGGTGGCCTTTTCCTTTGTCGCGTATCCTTGCAGCAAAATAGCGTGGCTACCTGCGTTTTTGATGCCCACACCCAGGAAGTCCACAAACTCAGCGTTGGTGATTTGGAAGGCACGTAAGGTGAGCGCGGGGTCCAGGGAGTGTGTCATGTCCACGGTGAACCCGGAGAACGTCACATGATGCAGAGCGTCACCTGAGCCAGCCGTGAAGAACGTGGCTTGTGTGCCAGCGGGGCGGGTGATGGTGGTGGCGTCCTTACCAGCACCCATCACCACCTTGTTACTGGTGTTTTTGGTGGTAATGAGTCCTTTGCGGAACGTCCATTCACCAGCGGGAATCTTGATCACCTTCACCGCTGGGTTTGTCAGCGCTGCTTGCAGGGAGTCAGTGATGTCTTTACCACCAGCAGCCGGGGTGACGGTGACCACGGCTGCACCATCAGCGGCACGCACGGCTGCATCGATCTTCTCTTTGATGTTGCGCTCTACAGCAACAGGCAGTTGTTTAGAGAAAATCTTTTCCAACTCGGACGTGACCTGTTCAGCCACGAACAGCGGTTCAGCCTGGTTAGGGCTAACCGGAGGGTGCGCCTTAATGTATTCCGCGATGATGCGGTTGACGTCTGCCTCTGTGATGGTGGCTGTAGGCTGTGCAGGGGCCGGGGTGGGGGTACCGCCCGGCTGTGGGGT